GTGCTGTAGACGCGGTTGCCAACCGACGGGAACGAGTTGGCCGCGTTGCTGAAGTACCACCGATACCAGTCGCCCGTATCGCCATTCGGATCGTAGTGGGTGTAGATCTGGGTCGCGGCGAGGATGGTCACTGCCCCGACATTCGCGTAGCCCGCGCCGCCGCCTGTGTCGCTGCGCTCGACCTGAATCTTGTTGATCGGCCCTTCCGGGCCGGGCCAAGCCAGCAGCTCGTCGGGGTTCTCGCAGGTCAAGTGGAGTATGGGCATCAGTTCCTCACGTTGCCATCAGGCTTGGAAACACGGGCCAGACCGCTCGGAATAGGCCCGATGGCGTCACCAGACGGCCCAGGAACCGCCGCCGTCCCTCCGGGCATACCGGACATGGCCACGCCAGATGGCACCACACCCACGCTGCCGGTGACGATTCCGGCAGAAGCCATCGCGTCATAGGCTTCGCCCGTCCCGGTGGCTGCGGCGGGGCTGACCGCCACCAGGGCGGACGGGCCACCAGCTGTGCCGCTTCCGGTTGCGACCCCACCGTTGGACTGAATCGCGACGGATGGCCCGAAAGCGGTGCCGCTGCCCGATGCCAGCCCAGCCGGGGCATTGGTCGCCGAGCTGGTGTTGACGGTGGCATCGAACGCCGAGCCGGTGCCAGCGGCCACGCTGGGACCGACGGCGATCGACGGGGCTGGCGCATCAGCCGCACCTCTGCCGGTTGCCACTCCGGCCGTTCCGGCGATGGCAACGGCTGGCGTGGTGGCTGTGCCGGTCCCGCTGGCGATGGCGGCCGACGGGGCCACCGAGGCTGACGGATTGTTGGCAGCCCCGGTACCGGCTGCCAAGCCTGCTCGGGGTGCGATGCTGGCACTTGACCCACCCGCCGCCCCGGTTCCCGTTCCCAAGCCGCCCGAGGGCGCCACGGATGGCGTCGAAGAGTTGCCCTGTCCGGTTCCAGTCGCCAGTTCGGCGTTGACGGTGACGTTGCTCGCGGTCGAGACGGTCGCGTCGAAGGCTGCGCCTGTCCCAGCGGCCACACCGGGGCCGACGGCCAGGGCTGGCGCGGGCGCGTCGGCGGCGCCGGTTCCGGTGGCGACGCCAGCGGTGCCGGCGATGGCAACGGCTGGAGTTCCGGCGCCGCCCGTCCCGCTCGACAGGCCGCCTGATGGCGCCACGGACGGGGCCGGAGCGTTGGCCTGACCGGTGCCGGTGGCAAGCTCGGCGTTGACGGAGGTGCCCGAGGACGTGCTGACCGTGGCGTCGAACGCCGAGCCGGTCCCGGTAGCCAGCCCGGCGTTGGGCGCGACTCGCGGCGACGGGTTGTAGGCCGCTCCGGTCGCGGCGGGGAAGATGTCCTCTGGCGCGGCGACGTCGAACTCGCCGACGGCGTAGACGAGGATGATCGTGGCGTAGGTCTGCGACGCCCCCAACGTCCCCGAGTGGGTGACCGTCGCCGTACTGGTGGTAGCGAGTGAGTTGGCCGTCAGCCGCGAGCGGGTGGAGTTCGCGCCCCCGGTGGACTCCGCCCTCGCGTCCTCGACCAGGTCCCCGTCCTCGGTGAGAGACGGGATGTTGTCATGGTGGGTGAACCCGATGATCGCCTTGTCGAGCGGCGTGGCCGACGGGGTGATCGAGATGGACGGAGCGGTACCGGCGTTGAAGTCATCGAGCCAACCGGAGGTGTTCGGCCCGTCGGAGGTCAGGACGAGCGGACGCCCGCCGCCGCCTCCCGCATCGTAGATCTCGTAGAAGCACAGGTTGGCCTTCGACGAGGTGTCAAGGGTGACGGTGATCGTCGACCCCTCGGTCCCGTCTGCAACTCGCTCCCAGATGGTCGTGAACAGGTCGGGCGTGGGCGCCGTCTGCCACGCTCCGCTGATCTCGTTCCACGATCCCGGCGGGGTGGCAGAGTTCCCGCTGTCCATCTTGGCCCCGACGGCCATGACGAGCCGGTGGCCCACGACCGGCGGGGTAACGGTGACCGATACCGAGGTGGCCCCGCCGCCGTTCGTAGCACAGACTGCCTGCGCGACGACGATGTCGGGCCCGGTACCGACGGTGGCGGCCGCGGCCGCACCCGTGCCGCTCGCCAATCCCGCGCTGACCGCGATGAGGACTGACGCCGCGAGGGCGGCGCCCGTGCCGGATGCCAGCTCGGCGTTGACGGAGGTGGAGGCGGCGGATGGCGGCTTGAGAGGCTGGAACCACCACATGGCCTAGCCTCCTATGTGGCTGTCCTGATACTCCACGCGATCGAGCGATCCGTGCCGGTCAGCTTGGTGACCGAGAAGTCCCACTTGTGGAGCAGGATCAGGGCGGGCGAGGCCCAGATCGGTTCGGACTGGGCGTGCGCGATCGTCCACTCCATGATGATCCGCACCGTGCCGCCCGAGCTGATGGCGTCCCACGCCCGGACCCGGAACTCGTCAGCATTGGCGAGGGCGCTGACATCGAGGAACAACTGAACCATCGCATCGGTCGTCTGGCCCGAGCCCTGCGTCGTGCTGTTGGCGGCGAGGAAGTATTCGGTCGTGCCGATCGTTGCGCTGTTCTGGAAGGACTCGGCAATCGCCATCAGATCGTCACCCGGTTGCTGATCGTTTCGACGTAGAGCGCTTCCACCCGGTAGTCGGTCGGCTCGTTCGGCGCCTCAAGGTCAAGGTACGGACTGCCCGGCACCCTGAAGGACACCGGGCCGCGGTGGACGACGTACTCCTCGGCCTCGAGCCCGCCCGTCCATTCGAGCAGGACACCATCAGGCTGTCGGGTGGCGGCGAGCTTCACTCAATACACCCCGTACAGCGCGCAGGTCTGGAGGCCGGAGGGAGTGCCGGCGTGCTGACCGCGCATCTGGAGCGCGGTCCCGCTGGGGATGTCGCACCACCAGCCCATGTCCCAGTTGGCGGCCTGGATCTCGGCCCCGTCGTCGTGGGTCAGCCAGTCGTCGAGCCCCTGATAGGCCGCCGAGCCGACGCCGATGTCCCACGCCACATGTCCGGTGACGATGGTGGTGTCGTTGTTGCCCATGACGCCGGGGGTGATGTAGCGGTAGCGGCGGCCGGTGGTCCCGATGGTGACGTAGGAACCCTCCGATGCGCCGCCGGGGGTAACATCGGTGCCCTCGCTGGCGGCGGTGTCCTCCCCGAGGGTCTCGACGCCCGAGCCGACCCAGTGCCGACCGTTGCTCACGCCGAGTTCGATGAGGACATTCACCGTGTCCGAGGCGATCAGGGCGCGGAGTTCACCGCTGAGGCGGGTGCCGCGGGGGATGCGGACCGGGAACCAGTACGAGCGGTTGGGGTTGCCGCCATCGGCGCCGGCCGACCATCCCGCCAGCAGGGAGTCGATGAACAGGACCTCGCTGCCACCCGCCCCGATGTAGAGGTTGAACAGGCTGTCGGTGTTGGTGGCGCCGATGGCGGTGTTGTTGAACGCAATCCGAATCCACTCCGCCTCGTAGGTGGTAGCGGCGATGATCTGAGTCTCGGTGCCGGTCAGGGCGTGGGGCGTGGCCGAGGCGGTGATCGTCGTGCCCCATGTGGTCGAGGGCCGACCGGAGAAGTTCCGCTCGCGGGTCTGGCCGCGATCGGCGGGGATGGCGAGTGCCATCAGAGGCTAGCCACGAGGGTAGCTGGCAGCGGCCTCCAGTCGGGCAGCGTCGCCATCGAAGTGGCCCAACCCAATGTTGCAGTTATTGCAGAGAAGGCCCCGAACGGCCTTCGTTCCATGTTCATGGTCAACATGCCAACTTCCTTTACCCCTGGGTGTATCGGTGCGACAGATCGCACATCGGTTCTCCTGCTTGAGGAGGAGCGCGTCGTATCGTGGTAGTCACAATGTAATGGTTAGGAGCCCAGCCGCATTCCAGATCACGGTGAACGTGCCGTCGGTGACGCTGTTGGAGCCGCCAAAGTAGTGGAAGCTCAAGCCCTGGTCGCCCACCGTGTCGTCGTAGACGAGGCAGCCGAAGACCGCGGCCAGGGTGGCCGAGGATCCACCAGACGGGGTGTCCGTGGCGTCGATGGTCAGGACGTTCGTCGCCCGGGTGCAGGTGAAGCCGGTCAGCGGCTCGCCGCCGGCATCCCACTCCGTCCCATCCGACACCTCGTTGCCGGCCGCCGTCCACTGGCCCGCGTTGTAGAGCGAGCTGGCGGTGGCGACCTGCGAGTCGGGCGTGATGTCGTTGTCGTAGAGCGCCGCTTTGAAGGTGTCGGCGTTGGCGTCGAGGGCGGCGGTGTTCTCGAAGGTGTCCTCCAGCCACGCCATGAAGATTTTGCTTGCCGACCATGCCATAACGAAACTCCTGTTCTAACTCGCTTGGGCGGACCTGACCGCCTGGCAGAGTCGGCAATACCGACCGTAGGCGTAGGTGTAGGTGTTGGCTGGGGTGAGCTGGTGACCACGAATACAGTGGGTCTTGCGGATAGCTCGCCCGATGTTCTCTTTGTGTGTGACCGGTTCCAGGTGCCCTGGATTGAGGCAACCCTTGTTCTGGCACAGGTGATCCAGTTCCATACCCTTCGGGACTGGGCCCACCAGCAGTTCATACAGGACTCGGTGAGCGACGCGGATGCTGCGAAAGGTCAGCACCTTTCCGTACCCCGCTCCGGTCTTGGCGCCGGTCCACTCCCAACAACCATCGCCCACGGTGAACTTGTCGGTCATTCGACCGAACACATCCGTCGCGGGCTTAGCCATCAGTCGGTTCCTTTCAGGTCAGCCTTCGCGTCGGCGACGGTCTGTTCAGCGGCCTTGAGGTGGAGCTTGGCCTTGGCCAACGATGCTTCCGCGGAGGCGAGCGCCGCTTGCTTCTGCTCGCGCCGCTTCGCCTTGAGGGCAACGGGGTCGGTGGGGACGTCGTGATTCACGACCGAGGCGAAGGTCATCGGGATCCTCCAGCGGTGGCCAGTGGGGCGAACACGGCCCGGTCCTCGCCATCGGGACGCTCGGTGATGACGGCCATGATCGGCCGCCCGGCGGCGTCGGTCGTGACCCGCTCGTCGCCGATGTAGTCCTCCCGCTCGACCGTCCGCACATCGACCCGGACGCCCGCCGCGACCATCGGCGCGTTCAGGCCGCGAAGCCCCTTGCACGGGTGGAAGATGACCTTGGTTTCGCGGGTCTGCATCTCCACCGAGCAGTGAGGGCAGACCAAGTGACGGGTAGGCAGGAGGACGGTCATCAGCCAGGGCCAGTGCCGTACAGGATGGTGACGACCGTGGTCGCCGAGTTGACCGAGTTGTTGGCGATGGTCAGGGTCAGCACGTCTGAGATTACGCCCGCCATTCTGAGTCTCCACTATCGCGAGCCCCGGCCAGGGTGGACTGACCGGGGCTCAGGGGGTTACTTGGATCGAGATCGGCGAGCCGACTTGTTGGCCGGCTTGGCAGCCGCCTTGTCGTCGGGCTTCTCGGCTTCCTTGGCCTCGGGTTCGGGGGACGGTTCGGCGTTGGCAGACTTCAGCAACTCGGGCTCGCCGAGGGTTTCCCCCGCCTCGAGCGGAAGCAGACCGCGCCGCTTGGCGTCCTGGGGCTGGATGCCGAAGGCCGCCTCGGGCGAACCGGCCGGCACGAGGGCCGACCAGTCCGCGTTGACAAACAGGGATTCGCTCACGGTGTCTCCTTTTAGCCAGCGGGCGGGACGACGAACAGGACGACGTCAAACTTGCCGGCGGTGAGGTCGGCCGTCGCGATGACGATCGAGATGTTCCGGTCGGCGGTCGTCTTGACCGTCGTGCTGTCGGTCAGCGCCCCGGTCGTCGTGGCCGGGAGGATGTTCTTGGTGACCGGCGCGGTATCCCATGTCGCGACCGCGACGGCGGTCAGGATGTCGTTGGCCGCGTTGACCTGGCAGGCGATCGTTGCCGAGCCGCCCGAAGTCAGCGCGGTCAGGACGTTGACGTAGCCGCCGACGATCACCGACCCGGATGGGATCGGGGTGCCGGACGTGATGGCGATGGTGCTCTGTGCGCCGCCATCGACCGCGAAGTCGTAGCGGCCACGGATGACCATCAGCCCTCGGGAGAGGGCGTCCTCCCCGAGTGGACCTGGAAGAGTGGGCATGATTGGTCTCCATATGGGAAGACCCCGGTGGTCCGGGGTCTAGGGGGTTTGGAAAGAGAAGTCCCTTCAGGACCGACGGTTGAGCAGACCGATCGCCCGACTCGCACACGATCGAGAGCAGAACTTTGTCTCAGCTGCGCGACTGGCCTTGCGTTCGTAGGTTGCCCCGCAACCCTGACAGGTGAAGCTCAGACGCCGACGCATCCGGGATCCGAACTCGGGGTGGTGTTTCTGGTGTTCAGAAGGCGAAAGGACCAACAGGTTCTCTGGTCGGTTGTCGAGTTTGTCGCCGTTGACGTGATGAACTTCCTCGCGGCGGCCAAGGGGCCGCCCCAGGAACTGCTCCATCACGATCCGATGCTCCAGCTTCCGTTGTCGGATGCCGACCTTGACGTACCGGTAGCCGGTCTTTGTGACGTAGGTGGAGCCCTGAACCAGCTCGCGGCCCGTCAAGGCGGTGTTCTTGCAAGCGCGGGAGCAATAGGCACCCGAGTTTCGCGCCGTGTCGCGGATAACCCAGCCCGGAACGTAGCGGATGGTGCCGCAGACGGCGCATGCGCGGCGCATGCCCGTCTGAGGACTACCCCCGCGATGACAGTGATAGCACCGGTTACCCCAAGGCCCCCCTAGGGGACCGTGGCAGATAGGGCATGTTTCCATACACCTATCATACCACAGTCACCTAGTTGTGCTCTAAAGGCCGGTGACCGTCGCAAAAGCGGATGGACGGTAGTCCGCAACGGCGAACCGCCGATAAAGCATGACGGCGACTTTCCGCTCCGTGAAGTAGGTCGAGTGCTCGGTGCTGACCTCGACGGTCAGGCCCTCGCGCTCGACAACCTCGGCGTAGCTGGTGTCGCCCACGCCCGCGGTGCCTGCGGCACCGAGGCCCGTGGTCAGCGTCACCGGCAGACCCCACAACCGCTGGGCCGCCTGATCCGCGGGGTTGCCGAGGATGTAGACGCCATCGGTGGTGCGGGTCAGCCGCAGGCTCTCCCAGTTGGTCGGGTGCATGAAGATCGCGTTGGCGTTCGCGTCTCCGGTCACGTTGACCTTGGTGATGGCCTTCTGAACCGCGTCGAACGCGGGGTCGCCACCCTTGGCCTGAGTCTGGAAGCCGGTGCGAACGAACACGCCGGTCGGGTTGGGGGTGATCCCGTCGCCCGCCAGGATCAGGTTGTTCGACTTCTTCTGGAGCCGACGAGCGAGCATCCCGGTCACGGTGGACTGGAGTCCAACGTTGTCGGCGATGGACTCGTGGGTCATCGGGATCCAGGTCTGGACCGTCTCGATCGGGTCCGTGGTCAGCGTGAAGGCGAACGCCGAGTCAGTCGCGGCCGCGCCCTCGGCGACAGCCGCCGCGTTGTCGGTGTCGGTCGTCTGGATGAAGTAGTCGATCGACTTCGACGTAGACGAGCCGTGGGGGAACAGATCCTCGGTGTCCCCGAAGAACAGGGCCGAGGCGGTGGCCTGCCGGCGGTCAGCCTGCGGCGCGTGGGCCGTGGTGGCGAGGACCGTCTTCAGGTTGCCGGGGAGGTCGAAGCTGAACGAGCCCCGTCCGCCCTTGGCGATGCTGGCGAGGATCGCGGCGTTGCGCTCGAGGCCGGACTTGAAGGCCGCGTTGACCTGCGCCTTGAACGAGGCAGGCGTGTCGTCCTTGTGCTCCGGCTCGTCGCCGTCCTTGACGATGCGTCCCTGGGGGGCCAACTTGGCATCGTTCTCGGCGGCCGACTTCTCGATGGTGAGGGCCGTTTCGTACTCGCCCTGGAGCTTGGTCAGCTCGTCGTTGCGAGTGTTGAACTCGGCCACCTGGTCGGCGGACATGTCATAGCCGCCGTCCTTCTTGAACTGGGAAAGCCAGACGCCGTGCTCCTGACGCTTGTCAGTGAGGCTCTGGCCGATTTGGGCAGAGGTTGCCATTGCGGTACTCCAAGATGGGGATGGACAGGGAGGACGCCTAGACGGCGACTCCATTGGCTCGGGCCGTCCCGAGCAGGACTTCCAGGGTCACGGCATCGACACGCGGGGAAACCGGGTCGTCCGCTTCGATCAGGTCGAGGAGCTTTTCGAGCACGACGCCGACCGATTCGGCGTTGTCCTCGAGGTACGCCCGGTCGGCCCGCGAGAGCTTGCGGCCCTCGGTGGCGCGGGTGAGCGCGTGGCTCGTGACCCGATCCAGAACTGCCTTCTCCGCCTCGGAGTACCAAGCGAGGAGTTCGGCGATGGGCGCGTCGGATGCCGGCGCGCCGCTCTTGATGGCCAGGGTGTGGGTGCCGACTCCAGCACCCTTGAGAACCGGGGAGACCTCGAACACGTCGAGGCTCTTGAGGAAGTTGACGGGCTTGCCGTCGTGGGTTCCGGGTCCGCCATCGAGGACCTTGTACCCGTATGAATACTCGGCCAGGGTGCCGAGGCCCTTGAGCGTAGCGTGGGTGTCCTTGCCGGCCGTGGTGTCCATGAAGAACTGACCCTTGAACACGCCCCAGCCGTTGTCCTCGCTGATGGTGCCCCGGCCGACCGGCAGAGCGCCGTCCCACGAGGTGTGCCCGTAGGCGGACATCGGCACGTCTTTGGACGGGAACGCGCCGGGCAGGGTGACATCACCGTCGGAGTCGATGACGTTGAGTTGGGAGAAAGCCAGTTCGATGGTGCCCGCGTCATCGAGCTTCACTTCGTGCGGGACGAAGGACTTGCGGGTGATCTCGGTCATGGGACAGGGGCTCCTTGGGCAGTACCGTTCTTAGGTGCGGTGAGGGGGTCCATCTGGATCGTGACCGGGACCAACCCGGTGTGCTCGATCGGATCGAGGTTCATCAGGGTCAGCGCCGCTGTCGGGTCGTAGCCCGCTCGGACCAGGACGCCGACCGCGTCGACCCGCTGTTGGACGGTCATCCCGTTGGCGTCGTAGGCCGAGGACGGGACGCTGTTCAATGGCCAGAGCACCTTGGCCCGGTCCTCATCGGTGAGCGGGTTGAGATCCTCGAAGGCGCGGATCTCGTCATCGGTCAGGGTGCCGTCGCCGCGCATCGAGTGGTAGAAGGCAGCGCGGCTCGCGCTGTTGCCCCGCATCAGCGCCGCGAGATTGTGCTTGGCGTAGAACGGCGGGGCGAGAATGTCTTTGCCGTACTGCTGCTCGAAGCGGTTGGTGGTGGGCATCAGGGCGCTCACCACATGGTCGATGCTCGTTTCTTCGAGGTTGGAGAAGGTGGCGTGGGTGAAGTCCGACAGCTTGGTCGGCGCCAGACGCAGCCAGCGGGCGATCTCCTCGACCGAGTGCTTCTTCGACTCTAGGAACTGGGCGTCCTCCGGCGGAAAACTGAGCTTCTCGAGGCTCATGCCCTCGTCGAGAATGGCCGTCCGCTGGGCGTTGGTCAGCCCGCGGTGGCCCTCGTCCCAGCTCTCCACGATGTTCTTCTTCGCTTCGCGGCTGAGCTGGTTCTTGGAGAGGATGGTCACGCCGGGGTTGGCACCCTCGGCAAAGGTCCGCAGCCCGTACTCCTCGAGGGCAATCGCCGACTCCAGCGAGCGACGGGCCATCGAGATGCGGGAGTAGCCGATCAGCCCATCGAACCCGAAGCCGGGAACATGAAGAACGTTGCGGTTCGGGAGCATGGCCTGCGTGCCATTCGGCAGCTGGTAGTGGTACTCACGCTGCCCGCTGTCGCGGTTGCGGGTGACCCGCATCCGGTCGGGGCGCAGCGGCCACAGGCGGACCGTCTGGCCGAGCCCGTTGAACTCCTTCTCGGAGTAGCAGTTCCCCCACGTCAGGAGGTGGCCGATCATCGTCTCGCGCCACACCATCGCCGTCATCTCGGGGTTGGGCGAGCTATGGAGAGCGGCGTATGACGGGTGGTCAGGCTGGGCGATACGGCTGTCCCCGACCTTCTTGAAGATGCCCAACGGCAGTCCGGCAATGTCCTCGGCGATAAGCCGCACGCCGGCGTGCCAAGCCCCGACGGTCATGGCCGTGTCGGAGTTGACGATGATGTCGGTGATGGAGCGAGTGGCTCCCGGAGTGGGCGCCCAGCCGGGGGCTGGCCACCCGATCTGAGACTTGACGCTGCGGACCAGGAGCCCCATCAGGCGGGCCGCCGCAGGCTGGCCAGCAGCGGCAGGGCACCGTACAGCAGGACCAAGGCGCCGATGACCACGGCGGCCATCGGCTCGGAGATCTGGGCCAGCCCGTAGCCGAGCAGGATGAGGCCGCCAACGAGGGCGATATCAGTCAGGTCAATCGAGCGGACGGCCCGGAGCAGTCGCGTCATGTGGCTACCTCGCAGGGCCGGCGAAGGTCAGACCTTCGCGCTCATAGTTACTGACGAATGGCACGTCCGGCTCCATCGACATCGCCGCGTCGAAGGCCAGGATGTCGGCGATCGCGCCGTCGATCTTCCGCCGGTCCTCGCCCTTGATGACGACGTACTTGGTGCGCCCGTCATCCTCGGCCGCGTTGAGATGGACCTTGCGAAGATGGGCAGCCTTGACGTGATCGGCGAGAGCGGGGTCGCCGTCGTGG